TCTCTCATGAATCTCTTTATTTGGAACAATAATATCATCAAGATCGACTTGAGGAAGTTCTACATAAACATTCTCAATTCCATCCATGGATGCAAGTTTTTTGATTGCATCCTGTAATGAATCCATCGTATCGACTTTAGGTTCAGGATTAGTTTCTCCACCCTGACGAACATGCTCGGTGTCTTGCTCGGCAACATGCTCGGTGTCTTGCTCGGTATCGGTACTATCTTCAGATTCTCCAGGTTGCTGTTGTTGCTCCATAGAGTTATCAGACTGCTCTTCAGATGAACCAGAACTTTGCGATTCTAATGAATCCATATCAGTCTTGGTTTCTGTATTCATCTGCTGCTCACAATACTTATAGAGTGCCTGTGCCGCAATCAGAACATCATCAAAATCCTCACAACCCTCAATCATACGAACGATAGGCATCTCTACATATTCACCAAAAGGAATATCAACAAAGTTTCCAATCTTAAAGTGAAGATTTACACGATCGGCAAGATTCATCTTACTTACATCTTCACACTCAACACCAAAGAAGTCCTCATCGGCAAGAACATTATATCCTTTATAGAAGGTCTTGGAGATACCGGCATAACGACGCTTCATCATTTTCTCAATGCGAACATCCTCCACCACATTCACAAACTGTGGAGGTATCTTATATTCTTTTATCCAATCACGATCTGGTGTATAAAGTGCATGTCCCACTTCATGTGCCACCAACATATCATATATCTCATCACCTGCCTTATCCCAGTTCGGCAGTGTCAGCACACGAGTATGAACATTGAAACATGCGGTCTCAACATTCTTGTTCTCTACCACAAGGTCTTCGGTGGCAAGAAGTTTGGCAAGTTGAGATTTGATTTCGTGCCTGACGGTCATTGGTTTGATTCGTATGAACGTATTATACAAAAGAACCCTGCTTTTTGGGCAGGGTCATGTGACGGTTCTTGAAGTGTCTCAGTGCCTCCTTTCGGGAACGCATTGCCTGAGGTTTCAGTTTTCGTTTCTGTTCTTTCTTAGAATGGTGCTTCCAATTTGGGACTTGCATTGTTCTTTGATGTATCAAGACATCATACGTGAAAAACCTTTGACTTTCTCAAACCTTATGACACTTTGGAACTTGTCATGTAAGTCTGACTTATGAGAGATGACGAATATATTAGCATCCTTTATCACATAACGAATAATTTTTAGGAACTCTTCGGTTCCAAATCCATCAAGTGAAGAGTCAAATACTTCGTCCATAATCAACAGGTTAGTGTTTACGGAATTTTTGAGTCTCGCAACTTCTCTCCAAGTGAAGAGTAGAGCCAAATCTACACGCATTTTTTCACCTTCACTAAAAGAACTATAAGAAAAGTTTTCGTGAATAGGTGACTCAATGGTTTCACCGAACTCTTCATCAAGTTTGAAGTTGATGTAGAAGTCCATCATTTGAAGATAACGATTAACCTGCTGATTGATGAATGGAAGATACTTCTTGATGATTTTTGTTTTTACGCCATCGTCCCGAAGAAGGGAATAGGCAAAATCGTAATGAACGATTTCTTGTTTTTTGTCTGAAAGATATTCAATTGTCTTTTGGAGATTGTCTTTAAACTGCTCTAATTTCTCATTCTCAGTATTTCTGTTTTGTAAGTTACTGGTAATAGTTTGAATTTCATGTTCAAGATCTCTGATTTGTCTCTGGTTGAGGGAAATCCGAGTATTGTTTTGAGAAATGCCATGCGTTAACTTTGTAATCTCCTTAGATAGGGAATTGAATTGACGCTCTCGTTCCTGTTCGAACTTAATTGTTTCTTCAAGATCTTCATAACCTTTCTTGAGTTCCTTTGCTTTATTTTGAGCGTCACTAATTCTATTTACACGAAACTCTTCTTTGATATCTTGTGTACAGGTAGGGCAGACCGTATTTTCTGTAAAGAACTTATGCTCTTTAGTAATGGTTGCAACCTTCTGAGAGATTTTACCTTTAAGATTGTTTAGTTTTGATAACTTCTCACGAGCACCAATAACTTCTTCCTGTTCTTTTGTGAATTTATGAATATCTTCTTCTATAACAGCATTATCTCTCATATAAACTTCGACTTCACTATCTAACTTATCAATTTTATCACTGTTAGATTTTATATTTGCGTTACCACGACTTTCGAGTTCTTCAATAAACTCTTGCTGCATATGCATCTTATCTTTAAGATTATCTTTCTTAATATCTAAAGATTTAATTTGCTCTTTCTTTGTTCGAATATTATCTTTAATCAGACTATTCATCGCAGAGAAGATACGAATATCTAATAAGTCCTCAATGACCTCACGACGATTGGCGGTCGTCAATTGCATGAAAGGTACAAAGGTGCTGCTACCTAAGATTACAATTTGTGTAAATGATTTATAATTTACCTTAAGAATACTCTCCTCAAGAATGCGTTGATTGGCACGATCATCTGCTTCCTTATGAAGTGGATTACCATTCACTTCAATATCAAAGATATTTGGTTTGATTCCACGACGAACCAAATAATCACGACTATTCACAGAGAACTCAATCTCTACTAAACAATCCCTCTCATTTGTAGCATTCGCAAGTTGTGGTTTATTAATCTTACGAAATGGTTTATTGAATAATACAAATGTAAGTGCATCTAACATCGTAGATTTACCTGCACCATTTGTTCCAATAATCAAATTAGTATGATGTTGTTGAAAATCAATCTCTGTAAATTGATTGCCGGAACTTAAAAAGTTCTTATATCTAATCTTTTGAAAGGTTATCATTCTTAGGAGGGATCACAATGTCATTAGGTGTAATAATCGTATACTTGTATGAATGATACTTACAAGTTTTAATCGCAAGTTCATCATCAACTTCTACAATATCCATATCAGCATCTTCTTCGTCATATAGCATCATAGCATATCTTTCGGCATCATCCTCCTCTTCAAACAAAAATAACACTTTATGTCCGTGCTTATCCTGAACGGCATAAGCACCGTCATCTTTACCATCTTTGAGAGTTAGAAGATACATTATCTAATATCCATATCAAACCACTGCATTAATTGTTCTTTAGATAAATTTGTATCATTCTGTTTGATATATTCATTTATAACAATTTCTTTCCAAAGAAGGTTATTTTTTCTTTTAAGACTCCACATCCAATCATCGTCCCATTGAGTTCCAGTAAGATCGAACATTTTATTCCACCTCGCAAGCCTGACTATACAAATCTTGGAAGATACCCCTGATAATGTTTTTATCAAGATCAAATTCAGATTCATCAATATATCGATTTAGAATTGAAAGTGTATTCTCTTCTTCATCAATATCAAATTCTTCAGACTCTTGAATTTCAAAGTTCTCGATTATCTTTAAATCATGAACTCCAACCGTATAAAGTTTATCGATAAACTTCTCAAAATCTTTTGGTTTTGATTTTTTACGAACAATAACTTTTACAATCTTGTTCGCATATTCAGTTGCATTGAAGAGTTTATGATTGGTATCTTCGTAATAGATATTATAAAATAATTTATAAGGATTATTAACTGGAGTATGAGTGAGGGTTTCCGTATCAAAGATATGAAAACCTCTCGTATCATTTACATCATTCCAATACATCTCATAAGGATTTCCTAGGTAGAAGATTTTTCCGTTGTCTGATCGAGTGTGATAGTGTCCCGAGAATACTTTTTCGAACTTGTCAAGTAGTTTGCAGTCCATACCATCTTCCATGACGTGGCCACGATGAGCTCTGAATCCGTTGAGCTCAAGGTGCCCCATCGCACATATGCTAGATGTATCTTTAATAGATTTGACAGTATTCTCAAAGTTTTCTGCATTGATCCAAGGTATAAACAGTATTTTTAATTTATCTAATGTAATCTCTGATACTTCACTATACGTCTTAATATTATTATAAGTCTGTAGAAGAAGTTCTGGAGAGTTTACATTATTAGTATTTTTATAATAACAATCATGATTACCAATAATCATATGAACATTACAATTTTTGAGTCTATCAAATACAACTCTCTTTGACCACTCAAGACTTTGATAATCAATTGACTTCCGACTATCGAAGGCATCACCCATATGAATAACGGTATCTATTCCTTCTGCTTCTAGAGTAGGAAAAAACACATCATCATAGAACTTCTCAAAATGATCATGCAGGTGCTTAGATCCCTTCCTTGCACCATAATGAGTATCTGTTATTATCGCAACCTTCATCGGTTCTTATATTGGATAGCGTCTTTGATACTATTATACTCTGAACTATGCCCAGAAAGCAAGCTATCATCAACAACCATAACTTCGTCAAACCCAGTCTTCTCAATAATCTTAGTTTTTATTTCCAACTGCTTCTTCTCCTTCTGGATGCGTCTCAGGAAAGCATAATGAATAATCTGTGTAAAGTATGCGAAAGGATTCGTAGACCTTGCTGGGTCGAAATTATGAATGTATTGGACGCAATTTTCTATCCCATCAGAAATCATATCTTCACGAAACATGTAATTTACAAAATTAGGTTTGTATGAGAGGTGTGTCGCAATCTTAAGAAAACACTCACCAAGATAGTTTGGAATACGTGGTTTACCTTCCCATCTCTTTCCTCTTTCCTGTTTCGGAAACTCAGTGAGGTCTTTATTGAAAGTCTTCATATATGACTTTTCTACCTTGGTTCGATAGACAATCATTGCCTCTAACAATTCTTTATTATTTACATAGTGTTCAGATTTCTTTTTGGGCATAGTTCATTACTCTTTAAAGTATAAGTTGTTCTAATTATACCACACTTTACAAGGGCTTGACAAGATAAAGAATCATGAGTAGAGTGCCTTTGTTAGGGTTGAAGAGGAGGGCTTAGCTCTCTTTAGTATCTTCAAGTTTAAAGATATTCTCTAGAGTTTTTCTTGCTTCTTCTACTGTTGATAGGTATCCCATTTTTCTAGAAGGAGTAATCTTACTTGAAGATTTTTCATTAGAGGAAGATTTAGGACTGTAAATATCCATATCATCTTCATCTTCAATATAGTTAGTATATATTTCAATCATTCTTTTATCATGAGTCTCTGTCATAGTAAGAATTTTATCAGGTCTTATGATAAAGAAATCATCAGATGCTAATTCCATCCATGATTTAACTTTAACATGCATTCCATGCTGAGAATGTAAAAGTTTCATTGTGATTGGATTTTGCATCACAATCAAAGGATCTCCATCATTCTCATCTACTGAGACAAGTGATAATATTTCTTCTCCAGATATCAATTTTATAATTGCGTAAAATTCATCTCCCATTAGTTCTTTAGCGGTATGTTTACAATATCATAATTAAAATTTTCTTCGTTATAAACTTTAATTCTTTCGATTAGATGGTTAAGGGTATAGTTCCTCCTGGATTTGTAGGATATGTCGTCAGCAATGTCATACAGAGTTGCCTTGGTCTTGTTATTACCTTTCCTAAGCACCCTTCCAATAGACTGGAGATTCCGAATTCTAGATTTGGATGGAGAAGCAAAAATGACATTGTGGAGATTTTTGATATTAATTCCTGTACTGAATGTTCCGTATGATGCAACAATAATCGCATTATTCTCTTGTTCAGTAATCTCCCTTACTTGTTCTCGATCCTTTGTATCTACTCCACCATGGACAAAAAATACTTGTCTTTCATCAACCGTATTATTATTTATCATGTGATATAGTGGCTCACCATGACCCTCAACTCTTGCAAAAAGAACCAAAGTATTTCCTTTGAGATCTAATGCAAGATTTCTTATGAACTTATTTCTGCGTTCATGATTGATAATATACTGAACTTCTTCTTCAAAGTTTTCAAACTTATGTGCTGGGTGCTTCAGTAGAAGTACATTGATATCCAGTTTAGCAACATGACCCTTCGCCATTAACTCTTCGGTACGAATGATTTTGTACGAAGCTCCAAACAATCCCTCAAGAACCCATTTATGAGTTTGTGTTCCATCAAGTGTTCCGGTAAAACCAAAACGATATTTTGCATCAGCAAGTTTAGACATTATAGATATTAATGACTTTGATTTAAACTGGTGTGCTTCGTCTCCGATAACTACGTTAAATCTTTCAAAATATTTTCGGGGGAGTTTGTAAATAGACTGCCAGGTAGTAATAATAACTTGAGAATCCGTTTCTCTTTCCTTTCCCGCATAGATCTTGTGACAATATGAACCTACATCCCAACCATAGTCTGCAAAGTCTTTATACATCTGCTCTACTAGCGAAGTCGTCGGAACGACTATCAGAATATTTTGTTTCTTCTCAACGTAATATCTCACAAGAGAATATATCATCAGAGACTTTCCAGAAGCAGTTGGGGATATCAACAACTTTCTATTATGTTTTAAAGCGTCGTATACTCCCTCAACTTGGTAATCTCTCGGAGAATACTTACAAATAGCATTCATATAATCTTTTACACCTTCCTTTGAGATAAAGTCATTCGTCTCAAAAGGAAGACCATAATACTTATTATCTACAAACTCATAAGTATATCCATGGTCATCACAAAACTTTGTAACCTTGTCTAACAACCCAACATAAATCTCTCCGGTTTGGGTATTAAATAATCTTATCTTTCCATCCCAGTATTTACTACGATACGAGGACATAAACTTTGCACCAGGAACCTCAAAGGTAAACTGGTCTGATAATTCGTAGTATACGTGAGGTTCTGCCTTAACCTGCAAATATACTTCATTCTTTTTTGATATAATCAAATGAGACATAACTCATAGGTTCACCTATAAGTATTTAGTTCATGCTGTCAAACTGATGTTCTAAAATAAGTCGATAAAAATTATCTCTCATCGCAATTAAGTTTAGTTGTTCTTGTGGTTCTCCACCAGACCATTTTTGAACTGCTTGTTTAAGACCTTCATGAATGAGACGGATGCCATGAATATTTACTTCAATATTATAATAGTTTCCTTCTTCTTGGTGCATTAGTTGAATCCTGATTGGAATTTGTGCCAGTCTATTGCATTCTTAATTTGGAAAGTTCTATTCGAAACTGTTTTAATAATTTCTTCTAAGAACTTGAGCATCACATCATAATAACGAATTTTGAGATCAATAGTATTTAACTTCTCATCGGCATCCATATACCTCTGTAATGCTTCTTTATCTCTAACTTTGTATGGGAATGGTTCTTCGGCATAAACCTCTGCTGTTGCCTTTCCTGTGTAGTAGTTGTATCTTTCTAACTTTATACGATTATAAGTTCCTCTCGCCTTCTCTCTCAAAAGAGTGATGGTATTGTATAAAGTGTAATATTTTGAATGAAGTTGTGGAACTTTTAGTGATTCATCATGTAGATTATCAGGGTCGATTTGGGAATCTTTTTCCCACATCTCCTGAATTTGATCAAGGTTCATAGAGGTGTTCTGTTATCAGCAGCTAATACATTGTACACAGTATACTTGAAAGTGACCTCTGCTGTAAAGTAGTTGATATCCGTATCACCTGCTTCAAAATCTAAAGAAGTCAAATATACTGGAAATAAATCTTTAAATTTTACAATAGCAACATCTCTAAAGTTACTATTTAAAATGTGAAGACTTCCATCACTAAATTGTTGTTTTAAATCTCTTACTCCATTAGCATCTGTTGTTAAATCTTTAAACTCTTGTGCCGTCTCTGGAGAACCTAAACCTGTCATCCAATTATGAATTGCCATATAGTTGACCATATTTTCGTCAACTAAAAATCTTAAGGAAAAATCTCCATAAGTAAGTTTATCACCAGGAATATCAATATCCTTAAGATAGGTTGGTTGAACTGCTGTTCCTAAACTTATATTGGGAATGCTAGCAGAGTTTGAAAAAAAATCAACCTTTGGTTCTTTTGCTAATGTAAATTTAAAACCAACAGGTGATAAAAAATTTCTATTTCCTATCTGCTTACCAAATGCCGTCGCCATTGTTTTATTTGTATTTAGATAAAAAAAGAGGGTCCGAAGACCCTCTGTAAAAAATATGTGAACCGTGGATCACATGAGGTTTTGAACTTTGACTCTTCTGTAGTAACGGTTTTTGTTGGTTTGGAGTCTTCCCAAACTCTCAGTAGTTCCTTCTGCGAAGGGGTTAGAAACGATACCGTAACGAGTCTTGAATCCGATTTTGGGCTGGAAGGTGTTCTCTCCAACTGCACGAACCATCTGAAGAGGAACGTAAGGGCAGTAGAACAGACCTGCGTCATAAGGTGAAGAACCTTTATAACCAGCAACATAGTACTGATCAGCAGAAACGTTTGCAGAATAAGGATCGATGTAGACCTTATACTTACCAGCAAGTACACCTGCGAAGGTGTTACCGGTGTCATCAACGTTCAGGTTTGCATTGAGTGCAGGGGTGTAATCAAGTACACCAGCCATGGTCAGTGCGGAAGCAACGTCTGCGGAACACAGAATCATGTTGCCCTTTCCTCTACGAGTTCTTTGTGCGATTGCGTTCGCATCTCTCTCGATTTGGAAAATAAGACCTTTGAACTTCTCAACAGACCAACGACCGTTGGAGTCAACGTCAAGGTCGAAAGTACCGGCAGTAGCAACGTTTGCTTGAGCACCGGGTTCAGCAACCTTATAGATGGTTCTGATGACTTCTCTGTTGATTTCCGCAAGGATTTCAGTGGAGAGAATGTTGGCAAGTTCTGCCTCGGCATTCAAACCGTGGATTGCCTTGAGGTCTTGTGCCAGTTCCAGAGAATACTCTGCTTTCAGAGCACGGGACTTAGCAGTAACGGTGACTTTCTCAATCGAGAATGCCATCTCGTTGAATGTCTGACCATCTCCAAGGCTTTCGGACATCGATGTGTCCATGCCCTGACCAACGCCATAAGCACCTTGGGTTTGAGCAGTTGGACTCAGAAGACCTGGATTGGAAGGATTACTTCCAGCAGCTTGTAAACCAGTAATTCCTAAACCAACGTTTGCTTCCTGACCAGCAACATATGGAGTAGCACTTCCGATTCCACTGTTAGAGAATCCAGTATCTGCTTCGTCGAACAATGCTTCGGTACCACCCTGGGTGCTGAAGCGTGAACGCATTGCGAAGATTAGTCCAGTAGGACCGTTCATCGGTTGAACACCTGCGAGGTCATATGCGACCAAGTTAGGCATTGCGCGTCTGATCAATGAGATCAGAACAGGATCGAAATTATCGATACTGGAACCGGTTGAGTTAGTAGGAGCTTCGGAAAGGAATTCCTTTTCTTCTCTGATTGTTCTTTCTTGATTCTCCAGAAGAACTGCGGTAACCATTCTCTTATGAGCATCATTGATGCCTCCGAGACCCTCATGGTTGAGGATAGGTGCCCACTTCTCCTGAAGGTATTCAGCATTGAAACCTTGCATTTGAATTTACCTTGTTAAAAATTTTAGTTTGATTTATAATTAAAAAATCACTTTTTAGAAACTCTGGTCAGAGTGTCGAGATAGGATTCCATTAGACCAGTAACTGGTTGTGCAATGGACTCTGAACTCTCGGAGATATTCTCTGAAGTGTCTCTTTGAGCACCAGCATTTTCTGGGAAATATGAATTTCTCAGGGTTGCTAGTTTCTCACGATAGTTGTCTTCACTATCAAACTCAACATTTTCGGCAAGAGAAGCGAGTTTATCCTTCTGGGAAAGT